GCTCCATGCCTGCATAAATTTCATTACCTGAGGCTCTGAATTTTCTGTATACTGCTCTTTCATTGCCTCTATCATGTCTCCATTCATCATTAAAATGATCTGGATGGTGCATGGACCTTTGTAGTGGATTTTCATGAATATATCTGCCATTCAATTCACCATGACGACGTCTCTTACTGTTATGATATCTTTTTGGCATTTTTGCCCTTTCTGGTAAAATTGCAGACCACAAAATGTGCTGCAAGGTTTATCCTCTATGTACCCGATGAGACCGCCTCAGCAGGCTTATTTTCTAATGGCCTGGGTTCCTGAACTGTATTTTGTTCGGCAACCTTCAAGCTATTTGCCATCGTAATTAATTTTTCAATGTGACTCAAGTCCATAGCTTCTAATTCTTTTAATATTTTAACTTTATCTAACAATGCTGCTTCATCTTGGCGATTAGCCTCATGCAACTTTTCAATCGCTAATGCTCTATTTTCTTCTACACGGCTGGCTCTTTCAACAGCAAGTCCCTGATCAGCCATGCTTCTACTACGAGCCAATTCAGCCTGAGCCTGTTGTAGTTGCATTTGAACCTGCTGTTGTTGTTGTAGTTGTTCTTGTTGAGCCTGTTGTTGTTTTTGCATATTCTCAATGATCTTCTTTTTGCCTTGGAAGGTTGAAGCCTCTAAAAGGTCCTCATTTGTTATTGGAACACCTGTTTCTCTAAGTTGAACCAATTGTGCAAATTGCATTTGCTTTTGAGTTGTTGTGTTAAGACCTTCTTCAACAGTGGCTCCATACTTACCAAATGCCTTGTTATAAAATTGTGATGAAGGTTCTTGACCCTCTAAAATCTTTTTAACTTTGCCTGGTGTAAAATTAACTTGTATAAGATCAATCATAATCTTACCAAGGAGCTTTTGTGCATGGTCAAGGTTATCAAATAATCCTTGTAGAGTTGTAAGTCCTGCACCTTGCCTAAGCATGCTCAAAATACCAGCCTTATCATCAATAGCTGAACCTAAAAGTTCTTCGTTAACTCCAGATATCTGATTTAGTTCATCCCCTAATATCTTGGATAATTCAATCATTGATGGTGGTATTTGTGGTGGTAATATTTGCTCAACGTCAGTCATAGCCGCTTCTTCTTTAAGGGCCAAACCTTTACCCTGGCCTGAAAGGAATACGTCCTTTGGATTAACAAGAGCATTTTCCTTATATTTCCAGCCTGAATTTATTTGTGATTCTAAAATATCAAGTTCAATTACTTTTCTACGATTATATAGATACTGTGAATCTCTTAGATCCCTTACTACTCCTGCGATTCTCCAGGGAAAGTAGGGCATCTGAGGAATATAATAAGCAAAGACCGGAATAAAAGGATAAGAATCAATCCCCATAGGATTGGGCCCATCGTACATTACCTTTCCTTGTACAACAATTGCTAATCTTACAGTGGGAACCTCCTGTTCAATCATGGCAATCTGAGGATATGTATTTAGAAAATCTCTTAAACCCTCATCATTATTTGATCGCCATTCCATTGTCTCACCAGTCTGTGAATCAATGAGCATCTTCTGTGTTCTATAGTCACGATAATAGAATTCATCATAAGTTAGCAACTGTTTATAGCCGTAATTGTAAGATTCAGGCATGAACTGAAACTTACCATCACGGCCGGTACCTGAATCATTTCCCATAAGGCCGAGTATCTCATCGGCATGATCAGGTAACAGAGAAATTGCTTCACGTTTAGTCAAGAATGACCTTTTCCACACTGCATTGCAATCTGATAAATCAGCTTTCCTAAAATAGGGATCTATCAGGAAGCTATTGTATGAACAGTTATCAACTCTAATATTTCCTGAAACTGGGTCGGATCTGTAATCAACCCAGACTTGTAACAAATTCATGCCTGTCACAAGAGATCCTAAAAAGGAATCAGATATAGTTTCAAGCACACCCTCTTGTTGGTTAACCCACATTAAAACTTTGGTGAACTGGTCGGCAGTCTCAGCATCAGCATTTTCAATGGGGGTTACAATCGTAGACTTACGGTTACGTCTTTGATAACCGGAGATCATATTTATTACACGTTTAATTCTGTTGAAGCTAAAGTTCCTTCGTCTATTACTTGGAAGTGATCCATACAGATCTGTCCATAAAGTCTGATCACCACTGTAAAAACGTGTATCAGTATCCGCCTCTCCCCAGAATGATTGATTAATAGTTATACTTTCTGCATAGAAAGCTTCCATGCGAGATAATAAGGGCTTATGGGCTTCTTGATAATACTCTGGGCCTAATTGAGGGAAGATAATGGCCGTCTCCTTGAATTAAAGGATTTAAGGATAGCCTAGTATTTACAACCTTACAGATCAAGTATTTGTTAAGATACGACCGCTTCGACTTCAGGTACAGCCTCTACAACTGGTTGTGGACATTCTGAACATTTACATGGAGTAAATTGTTTGTTATCCAAACCAAAGTTATAATGATTTGCTGCCCAGTCAATAATTCCTTTAGCATCAGGAAATTTATCTAAAGCATAGCCTTCGAGGTCATGGAGTAATATGCTAAGAACCAATAAATGGTGATGAGCGAAGTTAGTAAGAGCTATCTTATCCTTTTCTTCTACTTCTTTATTATCTTGTGTGGTACGAACATGATTATTAACATCTACAATTTGAGCGAGAATGGTTTGTACAACGTGATTAACACCTTTTTCTAATTTAGCATCCATCTTTTTTCTCCTTGGCAAATTGTTCAATGAATTTAGTCATAACATTTTCTTCGCCCATTGTCTTGCCAATTTCCTGCATTTTTTTACCGATTGGATGCTCAGGGATCATTTCACAGTTTTCACAGATACAGTTACATGGACATATTTCACCCATTGACTCATAAAAACCACCAGTAAAGTGATAGATACAGCAGTTAAGAGCGTCTTTTAAATCATTTATTGTTAATTCTGGAACGTCTTTTTCTCTTAGTTCAAGTTTATTTACTACTTCTTCGAGTTCTTTTACTTTTAAGCTCTTTATCTTCTTTAATAACTCTAACAACATAAGGTTTACCAACGATTTTATCAGGTATAAACTTCCAACAATATGCCTTTTCACATATTACAGGATCTTCACAATCTGGCGAGTGTGGTTTATAGGCTCTTGCATTTATAAGTGCCTGATTATCAATGAATAACTGTCTAATTTTGCGGATCTTAACTGCAACTTGAGGATCCTCTTGAACTGTTTTGGCCATAGGCTGATCAATTTTAATAGTTGGCTTAAGGCCAATAACAGAGAAGAAGCGTTTAATTCTGTTTAACATCCATCCTCGCACAGTTAAATACATCTATTATAGAATTACTTCTACAATATTGCCAGATTGCGAGTAAAGAAGTGGCACAAACTGTACTTAATGAGTTAGAGAAGGGTAATTTAAAATAGTCTATAACTAAGAATAGAACATCATACATTGCCAATAAGGATAGAAAAGATAAAGCATAGTTTCTCAGCGATGGTCTCTTTTTCTCAATAAAGTAGCCTAATATTGAAGCAGGAACTAGGTACATAAGATAATTGATTGGTGATTCACATATCCGTAGTTTTGTAAATAATGCTACATGGTTTACTATATTTGCATATAATATGACTATTACTAAGTTAACTAGGTATATTAAGAAATAATGCTTTATCTTTTCTATATTCATTATAATCCTATTACTGATTTTCTCATGCAAGATAACATGTAATCAGCATTTGGGGTTTTGTTACAAAGAACCTGCTCAGCAATCTTCATAATAATCTCATCCCTAATCTTTCTTTCTTGACCCTTAATAACTGTCTTAACTGGTAAGTTTGTGCCTGGAACCATTTCTACATAACCATTTTCATATCTTCTATAACTAGCACACTCTTGATTTAGCATTCCATTCTTCTCAAGCTCGTCATAGATCTTGGCAATTACATTAACTGCATCTTGATGATGTAGGTTCTTAATTTTCTGTACTTGATTTGGATCAGGATGTTGATAATTGTTATAGTATTTGACTGCATGTTTAACCAATGGATTAATTATAGCCTCTTTGACTACACTTTCTATTATAAACTTAAGCGCCATCCACATAAACTTATTTCCACCAAGACCTTTAATATGGCAACGAAGATAATATTCATTGATATCAATCCTGGATAACGTTAAATAGCCATGTTCTAAAACGGCATCCAATTGCTCTAGTGTTATGTCTCTAAGATCAGTATCCATATTATGATTCTCTAACATTACAATTAGATCATTATGTTTAACAAAGAATGCCTTATTACAATAATAAAGCTTCAAATGCTCAAGATCTGCTGCTGATTGAAATTTCAGTCTATTAACTTGTCCAAAGGCTTCCTGTTTCTCACAAGAATGTAATGAACCAACTAGTAAAATTGATAATAAAAGTGACTTATACATTAGAACCTTTCTGTTAGAAGTTTATCTTGTAATTAGAATATCATAATTTTAATACGGAGGTAAGTCGGTTCTGAAGATATTAGGAAGATTTGACTGTGGTCCACCACACGCTTCGTTATATCTTCTGTCAATGTCTTCCGCTGACGCTCCATCTCTCGTCTTAGGTAATGAGATACAGAGATAGCGCATGCAATCGGCAAAATGAGACGACCAATCATGTAAAGGATGCGTTTTGTAGACCTTCTTTTTAACATCGAACTCTTGTCTATAATTTTCCAAAGCCTTAATTAGTTTTGCACAATTCTTTTCGTCAATCCATATTCTGCTGAAAGATGAACGAACAGCCTCAATACCATCAACAACTGATACATCATCAACTACCGTTGCGCGTATTCCAAGTTGTCTAAGTTTCTCAATACGAGTAATACCAGAACCCAGCTCCATTACCTTGATATCATGAGGGAACATATATTTTGCATAAGAATAAGGCTTTGACTCGAGAACCTTAACATAATGTTCAAGACCCTGCTTAGAGTTTTCATAACAATCTATTATACGCACAGTCATACCAATAACCTGATAGAAAATTATTACTGTTGAATCTCTTACACCAAGATCAAAACAAACATGTACTTTAAAGCTAGGTTCCCATGGTACAATTCCTATTTGACCTTTGAGTTTCATTTTGTCAATGTAGTGTGAGTAATAAGAACCCTCAATTCCTAAATCGAAGCTCGTAAAGTACTCCTGATATGCTAAATCCTGAGATATTAGACCTTCTGCAATTTCTTTTTCTATCTCAAACAGAGATATATGTCCTGTTTCGTTTATGGACAGCTTCGAACAAAACCAATTATCAGATTCTTTCGCGATGTTATACAGTTCCCACAAATGGTTCTTACCCCGGGGTGTTGAAACGAAGAGAGACCAGCCATCATTGGCTAACAAAATGGGCCGCAGATACTGGTAAGCTGTAGGATCTTGAAGAGCATACTCAGAAAATACAATACCTACTGGATTGGTTCCCATTAAGCTATCAATATTATCTGAACCAATAAGTTGTATAAGTGAACCGTTAGTCAGAGTGATTTTCATTTCAGTTGAGTTGGTATTGACTATGAGTTCTTTAGGAATATAATCCAAAAAGCGTGATCCAGAACTTGTTATTGAATCCCAGATAACCTTACGTGCTTGAGAATATGTAGGAAAAATGTAATAATAGACACCGATCTTCTTTAAAGCTGCTCTAATCATTAAGTTGAAACTAACTACGTCTTTGCCAGCACGCCTGGGCCAGATACTTAGTAATCGTTTATACTTTCCGGACTCCAAAGCCTTACATAGTGGAAGTTGATAACTTCTTGGTTTAAACTTATCAAGTCTAATTTGAGTTTCTACATTCACAATTAATAACCTTATTGCAATGAAAATTAAAAACTACCTCATAAATCTATTTTATGGAACATTAGTTATTTTACTTATCTATATCTGTCTAACAATAAAGATTTATGAATGTGTACTCAAAAGAATTTTAACATAATCCCTAAGGCAAAAGAGCTCTAGGTTCTCTAATGCCTTAGTGGATTTTAGAAAAGGAATTTTTTCTCAAATTAGCAAATTTTATAAGTTCGTAAAATACACTATTTTTTAATGTCCCAACATTTTGGGTAACACTTTAGGAATTTTTCCTACTTTTCCTACTTATTGACAAAAATATCATAAGGCTTATCATTTGTGAATAAAAGAATATTAAACATTACCAAAGGAAACAAAGATGCTAAAAATATCTGATTACTTTACAATAGGTCAAGCTGCAAGAATTTTAGGAGTAACACCAAATACAATAAGAAACTGGATGAAAGAAAATAAAATTACGTCCTACAGAAATCCATTAAACAATTACCATTTATTTAGGAAAGGGGATTTGGAGGAAATCCTAAGTAATATTAAACCTATATAAATAAGTTTGCGCGGACAAAGCGCGGACAAATAAAAAGAGCGGGACAATCAAAAAAACCCGCTCTTGAAAAAGGAACTTATACGTAAATAAATCATATCCTATAAAATCGTAACTAACTTCATTTTGGTTGTCTAGAGTTTGTCCTATTGTTCATATTTTTCTTATGAGTTGTCCATAAAGTGTTATTTTTAGTATAGCTTTTATTAACATCAATCCTGCCAAGTTGCTTACCTTCAGGAACATGACCCATATCCTCAAAGAAATTAATAAATTGGTGCCACCGTTTGTCGATTGTTATTCCTTTGCCTCCATACCATTTAAAATATTTATGTTCGGGATTTAAGCATCGTGATTTCATATCACACCATGCCTTATAAACCTTAGTGCGAGACAGTCCATGCTTGAATGCTCTATGGGGATTTTCCTTAAACGCACAAGATCCACACATTTTAGTCTGACCTTTTATCAGTGACCACTTTCTTATGTTTTTGATAAAACCACACTCACACATAACCCTATAAACAATCTGTCTATGTTTGTTAAGACCAGCATCACGAAGTATTGTCCATTTGCCATATTTTTTACCCATAGGTTTTCTTGTACATTTCATACAACCTTTGGATTTGTTTAAATTTATTGTAGACAGTTGTTGGTAATGTTTTGTTCCACAATCACAAATGCATAAATATTCTTTAGTACCCCATTTGTTGTATATAAATAGTTCAGTTATTGTCCATTTATTTATCTTCATGCCGTTAGCATACAAAAGATTTGACAAATTACAAACATAATGTTATATTGAATATGATTAATTTTCCTTACAAAAGTTCAAGGTGGCTTCAAGATTTACCACTTTGAATGTAAATTTGATTTAGGCAGTCTCCCTTGAGTGGGCTACGACTGCCTTTTTTATTCATATTTTAGCTGTTTTAATCGTTTACTGCGCATTTCAATGTCTTCTAGTTGTTTAGGATCATATTTAACCCATGAAAGAAGAGCATCATAGTTATTATCTTTTATGTAATCCATAATTTCATATAGCGCAGGAAATGATAAGAAATGAATACCTTTGCCTATTCGTAATGTTTTTTCTTTTTCTTCAAATTCCCAATTAGGTACTTTTACTTTCAAATTGTTAATCAATAGTGTTATCTGTTCAGCTAGCTTTTTAAGGAATATTTCATCTTTGGTTTCTGCAGCTAACTGCAAAGTTTTCCATCCTTCTCGATCAAATGCAAAACCGTTAAGATAAATATTCATATGTTCAAAG